TTTTTCTTCTTTATACATTTTAAGAAGTTGCCAAATTGCAAGTCCACAGCCGATAATTAAGGGGGATTGCTCGGCAAATCTTTGAAATAATAATGTAAAGTCCATTGTTAAGGGTTTGTTAATAATTATCAGTTATATATAGATCAATACTACTTTGAATACTACTTTTCATAGCAGCGTTATATATCCCATCAAGTATTAAGTTTTGATTAATGTTCTGAGCAGTTAACCACCACCCGTTACCAAGTGCAGAATATAAATCTTTAATGTGTGCCTCTAAAGCAAATACCTCAGCTTCTGTATAAACTTCATTTATAACATCTATATACCTATCTGCTGTAAAATCTTTTACATACTCATTCCCATCATCTATTCTATAAGAATACTGTATTAGATATAACTGTTTAATTTCAGCAGAATCTGCCACTTCAGCAAATACTTTTCCATCAGCTGACGGAAGTGGTTGTGTTTCTGAAAATACAATAGCGGGTATATTAATTGCATCTACTTCTTTCCAAAACTTCTTCATGATATTTAATTAATTTATTTTTCTTTTAAAATATGAAAGTATTCTTTGCCATGTTAATTTTTTTATTAATTCTTTTTACTTGCTATCGTTCTCCACATTGATATAGACCCATCATATATAACCTCGCAAGTTCCGTATGCTTTAACTTTGTAATCAGCTTGTTCAACTGTCCATATTCTATTTTGAGAAAGGCTACCAGAGTCATTATAAGAAAGTTTTAACTCATAAGCACTTGTATTAACTATAAGTTTTCTATCACCATTTTTACCTGCTAACATTCCTTTGATTTCTTTTATGCCTGATAAATCTACATTAATAATAGATGCAGTTGCAAACCCTAAAGGATTCCAATCATTTACATGAGATGTAAGTTGAGGCGGTGTTATCTTTATAGGTATAATACCAAAATATAATCTTAAACTACCAACAATACCTCCGTTTTCGTCAGTTACCGCAATAGCATCTGTGTCCATTAAATCTTGTATCTCTATATTATTAACAACATCGGATAAAGTAAATTTACCATTAGCTGCAGAAAATACATCTTTAGTAGCCCCGTTAATAATACTTGTATTATCTAATGAAACTATTACTATAGTTCCTCCGGAATTATTTGTTATATTAAAACTATTCATTTTTATACTTTTGTTAGGGTTATATTTGCTTCAAAAATTCTACCATCTCCACCTCCCACGTTTGATAATTCTAAATTAATAGTATTATTGCCTGCCGCTAAAGTTACTCTTTTAGATATATTAATATAAAGAATATCAGTACTATCTTTTGGCTTTTTTGTATATGGTTGAACAAATACTGAAGTTGCTCCAATTTTAGGTTCTATTATTATACTCCCTCCAGTAGATGTATTAGTGCACACTACGGATATGTCCATACTATACGTACCACCAACGGCATTAACCACATTACTTATTTCTGTACCGCCTTGAACTTCTGTAAAATATTCAATTGGAGAAGTAGAATTTTCGTCAATTGTTTCTATTCTTTCTAAATAAAATGTCTCAGTTATTCCGACATCAGAAAGTAAAGCAATTGTCCCGCTAGCATCTTGAAATGTTTGTGTTTGAGGCGCAGATAAAACTGCATTTTTTAATGCAAGTTTATTTACAGCAGTAGAATAAAACTCTATTGTTGTTTGTGTTAAAGCTCCACTTTTTAATAAAAGTCCATTAGCTTTTGCTTCTATTGTCCCCCCATTAGTGTCATTTGACTTAATTACTACATCACCACTTTCAACTTCAATAACACCTGACGACTTTATAAAAAAATCACCACCTGCTTCACCTTCTATTGAATGTCCTGCAACAAGATCTTCAAAACCAAACCATATTTTTTGTCCATCTGCTATTGTAATATTATTTGCGCCTGTTGCGTGACCTAGCGCCAATGTACTTGCTAAATCTCCACCTCCTGTACCTGCAGGATTAAGTTCTTGAAAATTATCCTCTAATAAAGGATTATATATTTGCTTTCCCATTATGATAAAGTTATTTGATCAACGTGATAAGTACCTGCACCTCCGTAATAAGTAAATGTTTTTGTAACAGTTAATCCAAGTGTAACAGAACTATATACAATAGTATCTATTCTTTGGTCTGATGTTCCCCCACTTAGCCAAGTATGTTTAATTACTAAATCATCGGCTTGCGTTTTTAAAATCTGAAAATTACTATTTGTCGTACTACCGCCACTAGTATTAGTTTTAATACTAGAAAGAAGTTCCGTTTGTTTAGTTAATATTTGTCTTTGATCAGTATTCATTTTATTTTAATTTTTATATTACATTACAATTAATACACCGTCAAAATTACCACCTGTTCCGGAATTGATTGTAATTTCGCCAATTTCTACTTTGATAAAATCAACATACACCGTACCAGCTCCAACAGTAATTAAATTATTAGCGCCCCCACTTGTATAGTAAATTTGTACAAGAGGGAATAAACCTCTTTTATGTACATTAGCAGGTATAATTAATTTTATACCCGACCAATCAGCTACACCAAATTCTTGAACATATTTAGGAGTTTCCCACTCAGTTTCGCCTGTAGTATTATCTATTAAAGAAAGATAATCTCCATTTACAGCAGTACTAGCTGAAATAGCGGCAGTTCTCATATTAATTCCGCTACCTCCATTTGACATTTCAATTGACGTAGTATTACTTAAATTTAATATTTTAACACCGGATGAAGCCCAAATCTCAGCATCTGTTACAGGGTTTGGAAAATCGCCTATGGAAAAAGTAGAACCTAACGTATCGCCTTTGATTACAGTAGGACCAGGATCTAATGTACCTCCTAATGTAACAGTACCGCCGCCGTCAACAGTAGTTCCACCTCCAGCTCCTGTAACAACACTATCAGCATTAACAGTATATTTAATATAATAACTTTGAGTATCACCAGGAGGAATACTTGCTACAACAACATCATCGCTAGAGCGTACAATCTCTGCAACAACAGTTATATTAGTACCACCTTCTACTACTGGTAAAGTACTAGGTACAACAACAGTTGCAAAAGTTTCAGTACCATCTAAAATAACATCTTCTCTAGCTACTATACCTTCTCCTGTAACTATACGAACTAAACCTTGTTGCGACACAGTTGCAGTATCTTCAGGATTTATTTTAAAAGCTATGGATTCAAATAATTTCTTAAATACATCTTCACTAGGAAAATGTTCTTTAAGGAATCTATTGAACGCCATAATTTGCTTACCATTAATATCAGTAACTTGATACTGAGCGGGATAATTTATTTGCTTATCAGCTTTAGTACCAATCGGCACTTGAATTGCTCTGAGGAAGAATTCTCTATATTCTTTTATTATTGACATGTTATGTTATTAATATTGTACAAGAATTATTTTGACTAATTAAATCATCAAGGTTTACTGTTTCGCCAGTAGAAGGAATGACAGGTTCATCGCAATATACTACTTCAATTTGAAGACTACCTTCGACAATAACTGATTCAATACCTTCAACACAATCGTAGTCAGCTAGTATATCAATTCCTACAGTATCGAATAGTAGTTTTAAATCAATACCGACACAACGGAAGCATTCTCTTAATTCATCAATTTTATAAATCTTTAAAAGATTTTCTATTGTATCAACTCCATTTACAAAATCATTATAAAATAAAGTTACAAGTAAATTAGCCATTTGGTATTGAACTATTCCAGGGATTAATTTACTCTCTCCTTCAATGTCTTCATCTTTAATTTGTTGTGCAACTAAAGATAAAACTTTTTCAGAATAAACTTCATAAAGTTTAGAGTGTACTAAATTTAGTTCTGAGCAATAAAGTAACGGTATATTAAGAACAGCCACAATCTCCAGTATTTGTATCAACAGTAGTATTACTACAATTACCACAATACTCTTTAATTCTGTCAAGATATTGATTCATGGTAAGTAGTGTACTTATATCGCTAGGTGTAAAAACAGTAAATATAAAATTCTTTACATATAAATCATTAAGTAATGCGAAATAATTATACACAAGAATTGAAAAAGCATTAAAGTCGTAAACGTCAGTAGGAATTTTATTACAAAGCCCACTACAATTTCCACCGCAAGCGCAATCAGCTTTTGGATTACAAACTCGCTTTTTAGTGAATTCAATAAAACAAGCTTTCATTGCACAATCTTGCACTATAATTTTATATTCAACTAAAGCAAGTATTTTTGCTGAAATTCTATAAACTCCATCATCAGGGGTTAAAATTTCATATGAATTACAAGGTGTAATAATTTCGTTACTTATATATAAAACCCAATTACCATCTTTATCTAAAGTTTCAACGTCAAGTTCTAAATCAACAGAAGCAAGATTTGTTATAGTGTGTTTCCCACAATCATCTTTAACTAATTTGTAAAAAGAACACCCTTTAAATATTTCAGTATGTAAACATTTAAAAGCATCTGAACTTACTTCACAAGATACAGCATAGTCTCCTTCACTTGGGAAAGTAATAGGTAATTGACTTCCTGCTAAAGAAGGTAAAGGGTTAAGTGAAATTACTGCGGAATTGTCACTAACATAACTACCGCATCCATTATAAACAGTAGCTTTTATTGTTACAGTATTTGTACTAACAATAGCAATATCTGAAGAATTTAGAGGGGTAATAGCTGAGACATCAAGTACAAATTGAGCATAATTTGTACCGATATTAACTAAGCAATCATCAGTACAACAATCCACGCAAGTAACTCCACAACTAAAAGTAGGGATAAGATTTAATGAATTAAAGGTTAAAGGTCCGAATATACAAGTATCTAAAATAGTTGTACCGTGACAAGCGCTACCTTCATATATAGTAGAGGTAAGCGTAATGGGAGTTTCGCTATAACAAAATAAAATAGCAATATGAGTAGAAGCTAATGTATCTGTTGTATTTTTGTACTCAACACCATCGTTTATTTCTGAGTAATTAGCATACAAATGTAAATCATTGGTAAAAGGTTTTCTCCAACCTACAAAATTAGCATAAGCTAATTCAGTAGTAATAGCAACATCTGTACCACCAGTTAGTGGATAAACTTCTAAAATACCAGGGATATAACCTGTGCCGATAGTATAAGTTATAGTAGCAGTATTTGCCGGGTTTGCTATATTCCAAATATTAACTAAACTTTCTAAAGTCTCTATACCGTCAGGTACAATAGAAATAGTATTGCCAATTTCCCCTAAAGTATCTGCAACAATAGTTAGTTCATAACCAACAGCAGGAGTAGAAACACCAGTAGTAGCAGCTACAGTCCCATAAACTTCAGGGATCATAACAAGGCTCATATCAGGATTAATACTTGTTATAGCGATGTTTGGATTTTTTCCAATATCATACCCAAAAACAGTAAACGTCCTATTTAACGTTTTATAGTCAGTTTTATTTAAAGTAATAGTTACTTCTGTTGAATCCCAAAGATTGGGAATATCAATTTCTAAAGCTACGTAAAAAATATTCTCTAAAGTAATTCCTATAACATTAATTCCGTTAGCATCAATAGGAAACGGAGAAACAGGTGTAAATACTCCTGTAGCTAAGTCAGTAAAATCAATAACAGAAATGCCATTTACAATTATATTACCACTAATTCCATTATAATCTGCTTGAATAGTTGGATTACAAAAGGACGGAATAATAGAATCATAAACAGCATCTTGAATGTTAAATCTTAATTTCACGTTATTGGATTTTAAAATTGTTAAAAAGGGTGCTACAGGAAGTAGCAACCCTTATGAAAACATGGAAAGATTAAAGCGTACTAAATGGTGAACCGCCACTGCCCGTACTAGGGATTACAGTAACTAATGTAGCGAGTATTGTATCAATATCGGCTACAACTGCAGCACCATCTGGAAGGAACATTGATAGTCCTTGGATAGTTGAATTCTGAGAATTAATTGCGCTCATACTTTCTTGTTCCCAATTGAATTGATAACAAACATAAGTTTCTGCACTAACCACTTCATCAGGTTGACTAAACAATTGACGAGGAAACCAATAAGGGCTTGTATCACCATCGTAAATTTGACCTTCACTTTCAAGAAGTACTAAATCGTCGCCATCACCTACAGAAAAAACCGGAGGAGTAGTGTAAGTAATAACGGCATTTCCAAGTACACCGAGTGCGCCAACTTCAAAAGTTTGATTTTTCAATTTAGCTTCTAAAGTAAAAGAAACACCAGGTGTCACAATAACTGCATTTACAAATTTACTACCTGCGTTGATTTTATCAACCATCTTCTGTAGATAAGTAGTTGGTGTATCAACGATTGTAGCACTTACGCTAAATCTTTCTTTTGCTACTGCAGGTTCAATGCCGGGTTGTCTTTGGTATACTGTAATTTCGCCCTCTTCGTTAGCTGTAAATGTAGCAGGTAAATTAAGCGGAGTCAAAGTAACTAACTGTAAAACTGCAGCTTGATATGCACATTTAGCTCTGTGAAAAGCGTCTCTGTCAATTAGTTGAGAAACTTTTACATCTGTAGCACGCCCTACTGCAATACGAAATGATTTAACATCTGCAAGTGCAGCAGCCGTAGTAGCTGTTTCAACCATTAAACCACTTTCAGCAAAAATGGCAACAGCTCCTGGAGCAAGTAAATCAACTTCGTTGATATCAGCGATTGTACCGCCTCCTGTTTTAGTTTTGTAAGCAACGTCCTTGCCTACAATTAAATCGAACATACTATTCATTGTTATAATATTTTATTCGTGTGATTGATTAATAAAATTTGTTAAAGTCTTAACTTCTCTTGGATTACCAATAAAAGCACTAGCTGCTTCTACAGCTATATCAATAATTTTATCATGACGACCTTCATGTAATTCACAAGAGACATCAAGAAAGTAATTTATCAATTTTGGTTTTCTATAATAAACAACCTCTAAACTATCAGTAGCAAAATTTGCAGTATGATGGAATAAAATCTGATTGTCTGTTAATTCAGTAATAGGACTGTCAGCAGCCGTTGTTTGATACGGATTAGCAAGAAAAGAATAAATAAATTGACTTTCAATTAATCTTGTTTCTTTCCTAGCCATTGTACCTGTTAAAGCAGAATATTGTTCAGCATTTAAATCACTAAACACACCTTCAGCTGTTAAAGCCCCTTTTACATTCATTAGAATTTTATCTAAATTTATACTCGTACTAACAAAGATAAAATTATTTGGTTTATAAATTGAACCAAACTTCTCCCAATAAACTTTTACTTCAGTTGCCTTACGATTGGTTTCATAAATTGCAAAGTTGCTAATTAAAAACTTTTCGTTATTTGCAGATAAAGTAGGAAATTTAGGGTAATCACTAACTTGTGCAAGAACTAAATCAGGAGTTGCATCACTATACTCTAAAGTCCATTGAAAATCAGAGTACAAATCTGTTACTGCAACATCATCTATAAAAGGGAGATAAGCAATGTGTAAATTTGCATTTGCTTTAGTCGTTAAATCAACGCCCTTGCAATTATCTGTAAGTAAACTATTAGCGGTTATAAAATCAAAGAAATCATAAGGTAGTACCCCAGATAAAACATATTGTTCTAAAATAACCATCGGAATAGTTTTTTTAGTAACTAATGTTTGTAAATCATCATAACGTTTAGTAGTTGTTTGTGAACCTTGTTGCTTTCGATTAACTTCATTAGGCGGTAAAGTAATTCTAATTAGCTTATTTTGAGCATAATTTAAAAGAATATCTTTTTCAGCCGGATAAAAAATATCAAAAGCATTGGAGTTCATCCGTTGCAATCTACTGTCAAACTGTACGTGCATCTCTTGTACTAACATATTATTCTTATTGTTTAGCCGATGTTAGTCTAGCTTTGATTTGTTGTCTTGTTTCTAGATTTTTTTCATCTTTTAAAAACATGACTGCTTCATTTATACTATTACCTATCTTTACATTATCTCCGTAATACAAAGTATCAGTGTGTGGAATTCTGCGAAGTATATCAAAATTTACACATTGTTCAACAAAAGCTTTTATAACAAGATTATCATCTTTGACAACTTCGAGAAACTTTGTTGGAAAAGCAGTAACAACCGCATCCAGTAAAATATCTTTCTCATCATTAGTTGCAACTTTGAACTCTTTCTTCTGTGAACGTTGTACATTCGCAATTTCCTTTTTCATTACATCAAGAACAAATCCAACCCGGTCTCTATCACCGAGTAATTCTGCGAAAGCAATAGTGGCGTCTTTTTTAGCAATAAGTTTTGCATGATCTAATTTAAGACTAGCAGAAGAATCAAGGATATAAAAACGGATTTTAGCCGAATTATCAATATACTTAACATCTAATGCAACGATTGAATAAACAAGACAATAACGATATAAAATATAATCATTAAGATTAATAGGTCTGCCTGTTTCTTGGCGTATTGAAAAATCTTCTTTGAATCTTCGTACACCACCCGGCATTTTACCGATTAACCCAGCTTGCCATTTTTCATATCTTTGCATTTCTTTTTCTGCCTCTTTCTGTCCTTTCTTAGCATCAGCTTGAGTATCATACTCAAAACCTACTTCTAACTTTAAACCACCTCCTTTTCCTTCACGATTATGCGCCGGTACAGAAACTCCTAAATTTAACCAGAAGTTTTCAGCGTGCTTTTCAAATGACACATCCTTTTCAGAAATTCCTAAAATTCTAGGTAGATACTGTCTCTCTTCAAGTTTATTAAGACCTCTTAGAATAGACCCATTTTTAGTAAACGCACTACCTATTTTTTCTTTATTATGAATAACTTCCAATTCAAGTCCTTGACCCATACGAGCAATTTTTGCGGAATTTGGTCTAAGATGTATTTCAACTGTCTTACTATGTTGTATAATTTTCATTGTATTCTTTTATTTTCTGTTAACTAAATATAGTTAAACTAATTTCTAGAATTATTTATTGTTCACTCTAATCTGCTAAGTCACAACGTAGAGTAAAACAATGAGTATTTCTGCGAATACAAATTGACTTACTACACATAAAGTGAATGTGTGAAGCATCTTGTTCTGTACCAAGTGCAATCATTTTGTTACCTCCAAAAGAATATGGAGTATCAGCCATACCTTGTAAGATACCAGTTTTCATAGCACGTCCTTCTTGATGATACATTTGAACGTTTTTCTTACCGTCATAAACAGACATATCAATAAAGTACATCTCATATGAAGTCATAGGTAAAGAAGTCACAGGGTGACGAGGGGCTTTGTTTGCTCTACTGCCTAAATCAAGAAGTGGCAAATGTTGAACAGTAATTTTGTGACCATCTTTGTGATGATACTGAGTAAAGTATCCGCCAAGTGCAAGGTTGTAACCTTCTCCAGTAACAAATTTATCACCTGTATCCTGAATGAAACCCATTGCTTTAGCTTCATCTTTCATAGCTTCGTCAAATTCTTCAGCACCGCCAGTACCGGTAAATAAACGAACATCCATGTTTTCAGTATCACTTGCACCAAACATTACATCTCTTACTACATCTTTTACTTTACGTGCTGTAAGTTTAGAGTATGTATCATTGTTTGGGATTTGGTCAAGAACACCTGCGCCAATAGGAATAACTAAACCTGTCTTAGGGTCTTTTGTTGGAATAGAGCCGTCAGGTTTACGATTATAACGTGAGTACCATAAATGTTCCTCTACTGATTGTTTCCATTTAATCATGAACTGCCATTGTTCAAAAGCAACCCAAAGATTAGTTTGTTTACCGCCGATGTTAAATTTACATTCAACAGTTCTATTAGAAACATTACCACCTAATCTCCATGACTTTCTAAGAAATGATAATTGATTCTTCATTTTACCAGGAGCAACAAAGTTAGATTCATTACCCATAGAAAGTGATTCAGAAACTGCAGCTCCACCGACCATAGCCCACGGAGTACCAGACACAAGTTCACTTAAAGGACAAAAATCATAACGACCGTCATACATAAGTTGAAGTTCATATTTATAATATAAACCAACTTGTACAGGACGACTTACAACTCTAGCCTGAACATCATTTTGTGATTCAATTGTATGGTCAACTTTAAACCAATTGGTCTTAAATGTTACAAAAAAGTTTGTATTATTTAAACCAGGTTTATCGCCAGCAGTATATTGAGTACTGATTACCATATCTGCTTTATCAAGTTTGTTAATCACGTCATACGTGTATTGAACATCTTGAATACCTGTACTTCCTTCATAACCTTCACTAAGGAAAGATAAAGGGAATTGTTTGTCTTGACGACCCATTAAATGAGTGAGTACAGGATCTAGTTGGTCAGGCTTTGTAAGAAGCGCATTAACTAAACTATTTTGGTCTGTAAACCCACGTCCATCAAATGTATCGTGATAAACGACTTTAGCAGTCGTCTCAATGTTTGTAAAAGCCATTCTTTTTAATGTTTAATAATTTAAAAAAAAATTAACAGAAACTATTTTTTCTTTCTTCCGTAAAGATTATTAATATTAATTCCCGTTATATCGTTAGAAGTTTTAGTTATTGGAAGTCCTCCAGAAACTTTAATTCTTCGTTTGTTGTTAAGTAATTTAAGATCTTTTACTTTATCGTTTGCAACTTCCATTTTAATAAGTTTATTTACGTCAAATTTTAAATAACGTAATAAAGCGAGTTGCATATTTAAAGTAATATTATCTTCGGATGTTTGAGATGCGTCAATATACTCTTGCGTATGACCGTACTCATTAACTCCTCTACTAATATAATCATAAAAATTTTCTCTTATATCAGCAGGTATTTTAAGATTTCCAAGTTGTCCGCTATCTACAACTGCACTTCTAACTCCATCCCAATATACTTGCTCTTCTTGTTCTCTTTGTGCAATTACTTGTTGATTCCTTTGGTCTCTTTGTATTTGAATCTGTTGCTCTTTTGTAGCTAAAAGCTTTTGAGCAGTAATTGCAGAATCTCTTTCCATCCCAGCTTGCTCTTGATATACATACCAAGCGTTAGCTTGTTTATCTACTTCTTGTCTTTGAACATCGTTTAGATTATTATAATCATAACGCTCTCTGTACTCAGATATTATTAAGTCACGATACAATGGTTTTAAACTTGAAGCATTGTTTTCTGTTTCTTGTGGAATCTGAATGTTACTATAATTAGTAGGAACATTGAAAAAAGATTGTGAATCATACCCTGCCGCTAAGTGATTTAAAAAAGCTTTAGCTTCAGGGTACGCAGCAAATGTTTGTTGTTCCATTTGATAAGCTTTACGCTCACTTGCATCACCAATCATTTTAGCAAGACCATCATGGTTATTTTCATAAATTATAGGATTACCTTCCCTATCACTTAAATCAATTCCATAATTATCTTTTATAAGATTTCTAAGAACTGCTGTGTCTTCATCAGCAACAACTTCAACTTCCTGTGTACCGTCTTCGTTTTGTACAACTTCAAATTCTCCTTTTTTATAAAGAACGTCACCTGTCGCATTAACTAAATTACCTTCATCGTCAACATTAAGCTGGATACTTTCTGCAGATTCATCTGTATCAGCTTCAACAGTAGTAGTAGTTTCAGTACTTTCTTCTACTGCCGGTTGCTCCGTAATTTCAGTTTCAGTTTCAGTTACATTTTCTTCTACAGGTTTTTCATTTTCGCCAGTAGGAGTAAGAATTGTACTCTCCGGATTAGTAAGGTTTCCAAGAGTTATGTCATTAATGTTCAAATCATTTTCGTTTGACATAGTTAAACAATTTTGAGTTAATTAAAAAATATTATTTATCGTAACGATTTCTGTTCTCTTTTGCAATAGCCATTTGATTAGCCATTTGCTCACGCTTTATTTGATCTCCTTCACTTTGTGAATTTCTTTTAAACATATCAGCGTTTTTCTTTGCTAAAGCAGATTCTGTATTAGCGACTGCATTACTCTCCATGTTAGCTGTATCGTTCATTAAATCATCCATTCCCACTTCTTCTTGATTATTCATTGAAGTAGTAACTGCTGCTTGCATTTTAGCATTAGCTTGTATTTGTGCAACTTGAATATCAGTTTGATTTTTAGAATCTTGTTTAGCTTTTTCCGCTTCAACTTGCATTTGCGCTGTTTCAGATTGTTGTTGTTGAGCTTGTTGTTGAAATGCTCTCTCAGCTGCTAAACCTTCTTTAACATAATGTTTCATTTTAGACATACTACTTGCATCTAAAACTTCTAACATAGTATCCGGAGTCATACCGTTTTGCCCCATTGTTAAAATAAGATTTTCAGCTTTGTCAATTTTTTCTTGTTCAAATATACTATTACGTGCGAAAATATTAAATTCACTTTCCATGAAATCAATAATCTCTTCATCAGCTATTTCAAACCAAGCAGTCTTACCTTCTGAATTAACATAAGCAGACTTTTTACCATCCGCATAAGCAATTTTACTACAATCTAATAAACCTTTATAATCTTGTTCTAAAAATTTATCAAATTGAAAATACATAGGTGCAGTTAAAATAGCACTTCTAAAAATTGCTTGTTCAGTATTGCCTTTACCATCACTAGCATATGTATCTCCATAACGCTGTCTATTCATTCCAATTAAATCCCAACATTCTTGTTTAATAGCTTGGAGATTAGTCCACATTTTATCCATTGCATTTCCAATACTCATATCAATAGATTTAATTCCTTGAATGAATTGTTGTGCATTAGGCGCAGTTTCATCATATACCATAAAACTCATAGCTTCCATAAAATAAAAGAACTTATCTTCATCCCAACCTCTTCCTCCTCCATCTGGAATCATACCTAAGGGAAGAGCCATAATCTTATCTTTGTTCTTAGCTAATAAAAGTTCCCAACGATAATGGAAAATATTATATAGCATTTGATAAGGTAACATTTGTTTTACTTTGCTATCAATTTCAGAAATACGATAGCCATAAAGTACACCGTTATATGGCAATTTACAACTTGCAAGATTGTTTACTAAATGTCTTTGTGCAAGTCCTCTACCACCGTCAATATAAAATTTATCATCAATTCTATAATTCTCATACCATTCAGTAATATAAATAACTTCTAATTCCTTATCGCCATTTTCTTTGTCTAACTTATATGTATCATCAACATACATTTCTTTAATCTCTCCAAGTTCCGTTTCATAATGTAATATGTACGCCTTAGTTATAGTGTTCCATACTACGTGGTATAAAGTAATATTTCCGGTATCATTCAAATTTAAACTATCACTTGAACTATTCCTTGAATCAAAATGATGTGAAGTCATACTTATAGTATCATAAGCTGCACTTCCCGTTTCAAACATTTGTTGGTCAATATACTTTAATATATCTTCTTTTTCTTTATGCTCTCTTATTTCTTCATAAAATCTAGCAAGTAGTTCACTACCTGTAACTTTATAAGAAACAACAATAGCTTCAGCGTCTTCAGCATATGTAGCATCACCCCATCCTATAACGCATATATCTCTTGGGTCAATAACTCGATAAATTACATCATCATAACGTGGTTCTTTAAATGTAAATATCCTCCCAGCTACAACCCAATCGTACATTAATTGAAGAATTTTTTGATCTAGATTTACATTATGTTTAATATAATCTAAAGCTTCTTGTCCTACAATAGCTCTTTTATCATCGTAATTTTCTTCAAATTTTGCTTGCTCTTCCTCTGGGTTTACTTCTTGAGATGGTAGCCCTGAATCTGTTAATTTATTAATTTCATTAACAATGCTTTGAGCCATTACACTCTCCATTGCTTTACTTAGTTCTTCTTTCCGTTTATTTTCTGCATCAGGATTACCGACTGTTACACTTGCTCCGTATTCTCTTTTAGAAGTTTCTCCTATAAAACTTGCAACAATAGGTTTAATAATATCATAATTCTTTAACTTTGCAGGGAATCTTTGATATTTTTCATTAGATACATTTAATGGATTAGTAACATAACTGTAATCACTTGAATCAATTAATCCTTGTGCCGCATCGTAAAGTACTTGTAGTTCAGTGCGTTCAATAGATGACATATTATTGTGTCTAATATAATGGTCAGCCATACCATTTATATAGTCCTCAGTCTTTTTAGACTGTGAGACAAGATGTGATAAAGTAAAATCTCTACCACTCTTCATATAACCTTTATTATTACTTGACATATTTTTATTTTAAAAAAGAGGTCTATTAAATATACTATTTGTTTGATATGCTTTTGGAGCAGCTCTTTCAATATGTTCAACCTCTTTGATAATATACTCACCTATTATCATTGCTGATACTCTATCAAAATTGCCCTTTTTATTCCATTTCAGCAACTCTTTTAATAGTGCTGCATCGTATATATAAGATAAAAATGTTCTTGGCTTATCACTACTTGTATCTTTATTAATTACTTCAAGAAGATGATCTCTAAGGTAGATAACACCTTTTTCAAGTCTTGCAGGAGTCATGTGCATACCGTATCCACGTCCTGCTTTGCCGCTTATATCTTTAGCAAATTGCATTTCAGGTTCTTTACAAAGTAAATGAAGAGCTTTCTTTTTACGCATGAAAGGAATTACATCACCCCTATCATTCTCAAACATTAATTTAGCATTGTAACGTTGGAGCAAATAAAGTACTTGTTGATTATAATCATCTTGTCTTTCAGGTCTCCCTATATAACTTGCAACAATCATGCCTCCTTTACTTCCCGTATACTTATTTGGAAGTTGTATAATATATGTCGCCGCTACAGAGTTCTTTGTAGTTATATAATCTGACGTTTTATCAACTCCATAAGGATCTTGAAAAGCTATATAAAGTCCATCAGGTACTTTACCTCTTACATCTCTCCAAGGACTTTGATATTCTACAATGCAACCATGAGGGTCAGTACCTTTTCTTCTAGGAAATTCATCTAATGGTTCATGAACTTTTTTTCCTTCAGCTCTCAGTTCATCATTTGTTTTTAATATAACTCCGTATTTATTATTAGGCACTAAAACACCACAACGTCTAGCGTCATTTATATGTTTATTTCTTGTAACAAAATTAAGTTGCGCTTGTATTTCTTCGGTAGGGAATATATTATTACTATCTCTAGCAAATGCTTCAGATGGGCTATTAGCTCTCTGTCCGCACCATCTCATAAATGAAGACTCAGTTGCAGAAACAAGTCTTTTAATTTCTTTCTTTTTAACGTGAGAATCCCAGGCGGTCTTAAAGTTTGTATTACCATTGTAATCCATATGTCCTTCTAATCCATCTACGTGTGCATAAAAATAACAACAGGGTGTTCCTTCTGCTCCTTCATCCCACACATTATTACAAGCTAGTATATTAAATGAATCAGGATTATAACAAACTTCTTCAAACGCAGCCCAGTTTGCATCTTTAGTACCACCTGTACCCCAACCGGTTAAGAATCCTACAATATTATCTCCGGCTTCTGTAGCTGATACTGTTACATCGTATGTTTCTACAAAGTTAGGAAATTTACCCATCTCCTCAAATTGTGCTTCAACCGTATCTTTACCGATTAAACAATCTGGATTATTCATCGCAGAAAGTGCAAGTATCTCTGATTGATACCCTCTTTTAATATTTTCTCCTTTAAGTTTATACCCAAAAGATAATTCACTGTTTGTATCTTTTTGTCTATGTTTACCCCAATCAGTATGCTCCCAAATATGATCAGCGTATGATTTAGTCATATTAAACAAAGCTTTCTCACCAGTATTTAAATACTTTAAATCAGAAGCTACTTGCGCTGTAGTACTAAAAGGGTTTAAGTCAGCGTTATTAAAAGCGCACCAAGCATTCCAATAAGATTGTCCTTTACGTCTTGCTTTACCATAAAAAAAATTTTTACCAATACGTTTTGCAAAAGCTCTTGCAGTACTAATGTGATATTGTGCATCAAAAAAGTCAGGAAAATCTATTGTCTTACTGACTACACTAACTGCAGAAATCTTTTTCATTAAATCTGCTACAATAGTTGTTTCTTTTGATATTTGTTTTTTAGAGGCTTTATTTAAATCTTCTTCTGTTATATCAGTATCGTCTGCTGTTCTTTTAATTGGACCGTAATTTAAGAATCCATACATTTCACTATTAATATAAACTTTTCTTCGCTTACCTTCTTTATCAATTCCTGCCCAAGCTGTCATTCCATTTTTACGTCTATACTCTTCTCTGTCGTACCAAGATTGATATTCAAGTCTGTCATACTCAGGATGTAATTTAGTGTACACACCGTGTTTCTTAAAATGCAAAGCAGCTTGTCTAAATACATCTACATCAATAAATTTTAATTCACTTTGAGGTTCACGCTCGTAAAGAGGTCTTGGAACGAAATCACCTTTTAAATTAGTAGTACCGTATTTTTGTCCATTATCATAGTATCTTTGAATTACCCAAACAAATGCAATATCCGGATTATTAAACTCTACTTCCGCCTCAAAAGATTGTTTGAGCAAAGCAATGTTTTTATCATCTGTTATTTTACCGAGTATTTGCATTTTTAAATCTTATGTGTTTATTAACTATATTTACTATATATAAAGGTATATAAATTCAATTTGATATTACTACGTAACAAAGAATAAAAAAGCCTACTACCGCAAACCTCGCAACAAATATAGTGTTTAAAGGTAGCCAGTAGTAGGAGAAAATCACTTACAGCATTTGTTTACTTTTTATAAACTTCGGCTATACGTGCGAATAAATCAGCGTAATAACTTGTTGTTTTACCCATTAACCTCCAAGATGCTGGGTTAAACCATTGAAACTTTTTAACTTGACCTTCTTTTTTACCCTTAGTATGAATCCAATTACTCTCAAAGAAATGAAGTCCTTCAGTAAGTAAAGCGAGTACTTTCTTAATACGCTCAATTTGAATGTTAGTAGATGAACTTGAGCGTGCATCAGAACTTAAAAGAATACCTTCAAAAAATTGTTTCTGACTTGTTAATCCTTCATACGTTTGTTCAATTTTCATTTTAGTTAGTGCCATTTGTTATTAATAATTAAGTGGTTTACGAAAAGATTTTTTCTTCTTTATCTTTTTCTTTTTCTGCACATCAAGGACTTTATCAATATGAGAACTAAGATAAGATATATCGTAAAAAATGGGTTAATTTCTTTATTGTTTACAACTTCGATTCTTAAATGACACAAAATAAGTCCTAAGCATTTTAATCCCCATAGTTCACATAATTTAGCATATAAACTAAGTTGTAATGTATATAAGCTGCCTTTACAATTTTGTAAATCATCTATTGGAGCAAACATTCTTTCGTCTTTATCTACCCATTCGTCAGTTTTTAATTTTTCTGTTCTTGTACTATTCCAAGCTTTTTTAAAATAACCACTTTTAAATTGTAAAGGATCTTTGTTTGTTTTCCAATCTACAATATAGAATTCATTATTTGCATTAACTGCTAAAATATCTATCATTCCACTAACTAAGTGGTCATAAGAGTATATACGTTTTTCAGCAAATAAAGTAAAACCTTTTAGTAAAAGTTTTTTAAATACTTCAAAAACAGGTCTATGTGTTTCGGCTAAAGGACTCTTCTCAAGTTCTTTAATGTCTTTTATTCTAAGTGAAAAAGAAGGCAACTCATTAATTGCTAAAGAATGGTCTACAGTTTTTTCATTATAGATTCCATTAACGCAATTCTCAAGATAGTCATGTTCTTTATTTCCTCTATCGCAAGCAGCTTGGGCATTTTCTGCCCATTCATGATTTATTAAATCAGGGTGTTTTTTAAGAGGAATAATGCCGGTTGCGAGTTCTTCTAAAGAATAGTATCTACCGCTATCACTAGGGAATCTTTTACACCAAATCCTATTTGGAATATCTGGTCTTGGTTTAGCGTACATTCCATATTCTTGGTCAACTGCTCTATACCATGCCCAAAATTCTTTTTGAAACTTTGGCTTATATTGATCTATAAGTTGTGTAGCACTAGTGTACACATTACCTTCTTCATCTGTGTATTTATGCTCTACAGGTTCAAAGAATATTTGAACTTTCTTCATAATTTATTTTTTAAGTTTACAAGTTCATCTAATATTAATTTCAATATTATTAGTATTTCTTGCATTATTAAGAATAACGCAAATATGCTAACAACCATAGGTGTAAATATTATTAGTATCAATAGATAATCAGTCATAGTTTAATTAATTAAAATAAGGAAGGGGTAGTTTAATCTAGCCATAAAAGAAACATTTTAACCCATTATTAATTAATAAAATTAAAAATTAAATAAAGAATCTCCCTTCCCTATATTTTTTAAAGACAGGCTGACATTAAAGAATCATTAAACACTTGATATATTAAATAAATAAATTAATATCTAACCTGCCTTTATTTCTTTAATTCTTTTATTATTACAAATATTAATGTTCCAATAAATAAACCTAAATAGAATGATATTATTGACGCTATTAATATTATTAGTATAGTAATTATTGTATTCAATTTATTTTATTTAGGGTCTTCTCTATTACGTTTAATTTTATCTCCTTGTAGTTTCTTAGCAGTACCTAATTCTTTACGTACTTTATCTTGTAAGGCAGTAACTCCATCAATTGTTTTTGGTAGTTTAGTTCCAAGACTTAATATTTCATTAATATTAATTTGTATTACTCTATTAGATTCCATAATTTCTATTGCTACTTCAGGAGAAAGATTACTCCCTTTTAGTCTAGCATTGTTCATTCTAATTACAGTTTCCATTTGCGCAATATAAGATTCAACTGCGGTGGCAGACATTGATAAACCTTTTTCTATAGCAATTAGTATTCTAGCAGAAGGCATATAGTAATCTATTACTTCTTTATATTTTGCAATACACGCTTTAACTACTTCGTCCGGTGTCCAATTAGCTGGTAATCCACAATCCTTTTTAGCCTTTCTTGGCTTATCATAATCAGAAAGTCCTCTATGATAAGTATCCCAATCAGCCATAAAGTAAACGTACTTTAGTTCCTTTAAGTTTATAATCTTTTTTCTACCATCAGCGTCTCCTTTAGTTTTACGCTGTCTTTTAATAAGCGTAGTAAAAGGTTCAATACCTCTAATAGCATCATGATTAATTATTAGTTCACCATGAGAATCAACAATAAGAGGTTTTTCTATTCCAATCATTATAACATGTTTATTAACAAAAAGAAGCCTGCTGGATATATTTCTATATTAGCAGGCTTGGCGCCAACATATTTACTACTGTGACATCAATAACAGTAGCATTAGCGTGGCAGACATTTATTATCGTTTATTAATCCTTTTGTAAAAATGGTACATAATTAAGTTACATTTTTGTTCGGTTACATCTTTGTGCCGTTCTTAATTACACTGAAGAGAATTTAGTTACTTTTCTTCTTCAGAAGCATTAGAATTACTACTTTTCATATGAGGTTCGTAAAACCTTTTCTCAGGCTCTATATGCTTATCCCTACCTTCTTTTACATAAAATCTTCCAAAATGTGGAAGTTCAACAAAACGCTTTTGCTCCATTGCATTCTTTATAGTTTCATATTGAAAATCTACTATTGAATAAATGTCTTCATCGGTTAGCTCATTACCGATTTCATTAGCGATTTGTTGCAGGATCTTAATATTTGTTTTATCCGTTAGCACTCCTCGCTTTTATTTTTTGCTCAGCAATAATCCCAAAAACTCCTATACACTCTTTTAAAAAAATTAAAAAACATTGGTCTATTGTTCTTTTAGTAACTTCCTTTGATGGTACGACACCTACTTGAATTTGAGTTTGCCATAGTCGTATAGGTTTTAATGAAGAATCTAAATAAAATTCCATTTTAATAGTTACCGCTTTATCTTTCTTAGCACCTATTATCGGAGATTTATTTTTATCATAAATATTTATTTCTATACGGTATTGTTTATCTATCTTTCTCTTCTTTAGTTCAGTATTATAAAAGTCTATACAATTAAGTACTGTTTGTTGTACAACACTCTCTTCTGTTTTAATTGCCATGCTATGTTTTATATTTTGTAACAAGTATAACTACTATTCTTGTACTACAAATATATATCTTTTCTCCCTCTTATACAATTATTAAACGTATTATATTAAAGAATAGTTTCAATAAAGTTTATATATTCTATATTTATTTCTATAAGTTCTGTACTATTGAGTTCAGCAGTTGTTAAATTATTGAGTTCAGCCAGTAGTAGAAGAAGTTAATTATCATTTCCTCTACTGGCGATATATTATAAATAAAAAAATATGTTAAAGTTCTTGGATTTCCGGAAAATTTTGTTATATTTATATATTTATAGTACAATATACTACACAACTAATAGTACAATATATTATAGAATTAATAGTACAATATATAATGTAAATTTTTATTTGAGTGTTTATTTAAATGGTTTTTGTTGTGATAATGAAAGTTATCATTTAAGTGACTAGATTGGGAATTTAGTCGTTTCTGCATAATTAATTAGTTTACCCTAATCGGATTTATTCGGTTAGGGTTTTTTATGTGTATGATCGAAATTAATTTATAAAAATATTTTAAAGGTTGGATTTTATATATTAAAGGTTGGGTTTAAATTAATACCCCCCTGGTTGTTTTAATTAATTTGAGTGTGTATATTATCAGCGTGAACCATATTAATAAAAACCCCCATCAAAAAAATCAAAATCAAATACCCCCCACACTTAATCAAGAAAAAACTTATTCACAAAACAAAAGCACATTAAAAATTCTTATGGAATTTTTAATGCACTTTTGTAGTCGCTGGTTTATTTGCAGGTATGCTCTGTAGTGTTACATATATTAGTAGAGCCTTAAATTTCTGTTTTGGGTATATTGCCTTAAAGTGAAATGGGACTAATCAATTAATTATCCACACCCATCCGGCGCAAGATACCATAAACATTGTTACATTGATTGTGATATTCATTCATTCTTCATGAATCTCACAACCAATGCAACAATTAACCTTCGACTTAGTTTTGATGATAGAGGCGATATTGCCGTAGTTGCTGTCATCACTAATACTAAGAAATGATACACAATGATTATATCTCCGGTACAATAGGGGTTTGGGAAGAAAACCCAACAACAGGAATATTCCAAGCTCCTGTAATGGGTTGGGCTTATGACCCAACAACATCTACCCGCAATAAAAAACAAATTGATATTTTAACAAGGGAAGAAGCTCCTTCAGGAGAAGTAGTTTACTTCCTCGAATCAAACAAAGACTTCGAGTGGTTTGGAAATAACCAAATCTATCTTGCAAAATATCAAAGAAACGAGTCTGACAATGACTTACCATTTTAAAAACAATTTTCTAACGCAGGCACTGTAACAGGTGTCTGCACTAATACTTATTATCATGAAAGAGTTTATAGCTTTGTTTCTCGGAGGAGTGTTAATGCTACTATTATGCTACCCAGGTTTGGAGCATGACGTAGTTGTAGAGTTACCAATTACAGAAAACAAACCATTCGGTGGTACACTGAATGGTCAATTCGTAGGAACTGACATTTGTTGTGAGTATTGGTTAAACAAATCTAACCAAGATTCTGTAACAACATGGACTATCTATTACAGTCCGATTGGTTATCTTACAGGGGACGTATATAGTGTCCAAAAACATAAATAATTATCTAATTAACCCTGTACATATCGTGCAGGGTTTTAAAACTTTATCAATTATGACTAATTTAGAAATTTGGGTTATTAAGCTTATAGGAGTATTTGCAATTGCTTGTCCATTTATTATTGGACTTGAGGCATTCGGTGGTGTACTTTGTTTAACGATATGGACCGGAGGGTTTACATGTTATTGCATAGGCAATATTATGTTACGTGAACAAAAAGAAGCTTTGCAAAATGAAAATACTAAACTCGAGAAAAAGTGCAACGATATGTTTAACAGAATAGTAGCACTTGAAGAAGAATTACGTAAATAACTTATTTCGAAGAAATAATTAAAAACATGGAACTACAGACAAGATTACAAGAACACACTGATATGAAAAAACTTATTGAAAAGCATGTTTACACGCTTCTCCCATTACTATCATCAGGTATAGAAACAACACCTGATGATAGTTATAAAATCGGTTTTAAAGAAGCTGGGTATGGCTTTAATGGCGAGAGTAGGATTTGGATATGTGCGGGTATTAGGGGTATTACTAATCCGTATGAGGAATTTATGATTACTAAAAGCAACGTGAATTACGTTGTGAAAGTAATCACAAAGTACTTCAAAGAAAAGCCATTCTCATATGATTTGTTTAAGAGTATTATAAACAAATTGAACAAAGTTTACAAATTTATCTAAACAATTTCTTAAACATCCTGCACCAATTGGTGTGGGATATAAAATTATATCAATTATGCCGACATACAGAATTAATACTTGGGAAGGAACAGCAAAAGCTGTTCAAGTAATTGAAAAACTTCTTAGGGATGTAAATCCTAACAATAAACTAAGAGGTATTTTCAAATTTCTACAAGACACTAAGAAAGTAGAATTTTCTTGGGAAGAATTACTCAATATGAGTAAACTTTATCTTCCGTATGAAACAGTTGTTGCGGGAACAAATACTTCAGGACAGTTTTATCAACAAAACTCAAACACCGATTGGTGGCTTAGAACCGCTGAGAGGCAAGGAGTTTTTGAACTTATTTGTGGGAGAGGAGAAGAAGTGGTTTACCTTATGGGTAAGCCAGGTCTTGGTTAATGATAATATCAATAGGTCTTTACAACCTATTGGTATTGTTTTTTAACATATTAATATTGTTTTATCAGTAGTACGCTAGATACCATAAAGACTGTCAAATCAATTATTGTTAAATGTTACACTCATTCATTCTTCATTCGTTGCACATTGAACAATAATTGATTTAACACTTAACCTTCGACTTAGTTTTG